ATGAAGAGAGATACATTGTTATCAGATCTGATGGTTCAACAGAAGCACTGACTGCAGATAAGTTTGATTTTACAAGTGGATCAACTCAACTAACAATCAATGGTCTTGGTGCTAATGATAGTGGCACTGTTGTAATTACAACTCTTAGAAAGAGTCAAGTTACTGCAAAGACTAAGAGAAAGTTTGTTGCTAATAGTTTGATCGTTGATAAGTCTTCTGTTTCTGCTTCTGGAACAGGATCAACCACTCTGAATGATGGTCTGACATACGGCACATTTGCATTTGGAACAAGAGTTCAGGACCCTGTTATCTCGTTGAATGTTCCTGATGTTATCAAGATTCATGGTGTATTTGAGTCTAATGATACAACCACTCCTGTTGCACCATCAATGATTGCAGGATCAATGGATGGTCCTACTGCAACAACAAATGACCTTATCATTGGTGAAGAGATTGTTGGCACAATTAGTGGTGCAAGAGCAACATATCTTGTAAGAGTCAATGATACTAATATCAGATTTACTTATAAGAATAATACGGTTTTCCAAAATGGTGAAGTAATTAACTTTGTTTCTTCTGGTGTAAGTGCTGTTGCTAATAGCATCAATATTGGAAGCAAAAATGTTACATCAGACTTTACTCTCTTCAATGGTCAAAAAGATTCAATCTATGACATCTCAAGACTGGTAAGAAAACCAAATTCTTCTGCACCTTCTAGAAAACTTGTAGTTTACTTTGATAATGCATACTATGAGTCTTCAGATACTGGAGATATCACACTTGCAAATTCATACACTGACTTCAACTATACCACAGAGATTGCATCAATCAATGATGTAAGAAACACTGATATTATTGATGGTAGACCAAGAGTTAGTGAGTATAGTGTTACTGCTGGCGCTAGATCGCCATTTGAGTTTGATGGAAGATCCTTCACTAGTGGTCAACATAGTTCTAAGGAAGTTCTTGCTTCTGATGAGTCTATCACTGTTGGTTACAACTACTATTTGGCAAGAGCAGATAGAATCTATATTGACAAGAATGGTAACTTCTCCGTCAAGTATGGAACACCTGCCGATGAACCACAACTTCCAGAAGAAGTCAATGGTGGTCTGAACATTGCCAACGTTTATCTGCCAGCATATCTCTACAAGACCTCTGATGCAAAGGTAGATTTTGTAGAGCACAAGAGATATCAAATGTCCGATATCTCCAAACTGGAGCAGAGAATCAAGAACCTTGAGTATTACACTCAACTGAATCAACTTGAGGCAGACACTCTGAACCTGTTTGTATCTGATGCAAATGGATTCAACAGATTCAAGTCTGGCGTATTTGTTGACAACTTCTCAACTACTGAACCACAAGATTCTGGTGTTGGTGTTAGAAACAGTATTGATACCAGAAAGAGAATTCTGAGACCTGCACACTACACAACTGCAGTCAATCTTGAGATTGGTAACACAACCATTGCTGGTATTGGAACCACAACTGCTGCAAATCAGGATTCTAGATTTGCTGATATTCTTGGAACTAATACTAAGAGAACTGGTCAGGTTGTAACTCTTGACTACACTGAGACTCAGTGGTTAGATCAACCATTTGCTACCAGATCTGAGAGCGTAACACCTTATCTGGTTACATTCTACAATGGATCTGTTGCACTGGAACCAACTGTTGATATCTGGATTGATGTCAACAGAATGGAAGTCAGAGATGTTCTGCAAGAAGGTTCATTCAACGCTGTTGCAGATGCAATGAGAGTTGAAACCATTTCAGAAGTTGATGGTCTGAGACAGGGTGTAAGTCCTGTTCTTTGGAACTCTTGGGAGACCACTGGTGTTGATGTCAACTTCAGTCTTGGAATGAGCTCAAGTGCTAATGACACCAATGTTAATGTTGGTGTGAACGGCAATGTTGGAGTCAACCTCAGTCAGCAAAGAAGAGGAACACAAAATACTGTAACTGAAGTTATTGATACAGAATCTCTGGGTGACAGAATCGTCAACAGAAATATCATTCACTTCATGAGGTCGCGTAACATTCAGTTCACCGCAACCAAACTGAAGCCATACACAAGACTCTATACATTCTTTGATAATGTAGATGTTAACAACTTCTGCCTGACCAAACTGGTAGAAATTGAAATGACTGCTGGCACCTTTACAGTTGGTGAAACAGTTCAGGGCACAATGGGCGATAACACCTCTCAGATCATTGATAGTGGTGTTCCTTCTATTGCATTCAGAGTTGCATCTGCAAACCACAAGTATGGACCTTATAACAATCCATCTGACACATTTGATTCTAACCCATACGATAGAAACAATACTCTCCCCGCAACCTATTCTGAGACCTCAACAGTTCTGAACGTTGATACCTTTAGTCTTGCTTCCGAAGAAGCACCTCAGTTTGCTGGTTATCTGGCAACTGGAATGATTCTCAGAGGTCAGAGCAGTGGAGCACAAGCAACAGTTACTAACGTAAGACTGGTATCTGATAGACTTGGCACCCTGATTGGTTCATACAGAGTTCCTGATGCAACCAATACTGCAAACCCAACATTTGAGACTGGTAGAACTACATTCAGACTGACTAGCAGCCCAACAAACTCACAAGTTCAGGGTCAGACAACAACAGAAGCAGAAGAAATCTTCTACTCACAAGGCGATCTTGACAATACTCAAGAAGTTACACTCTCACTGAGAAATGCAAGAGTTGAAATTGATGATAGTTTTGTTGAAACTAGAAGCATTGGTGATAGTGCTGGTGCAAGTGCTTCTGCAAGTGTTCAGATTCCTAGACCTGCTCCCCCAAGAAGAGTTGACCCACTGGCACAAACCTTCCTGGTCGATGATGAGTCTGGCGTATATGTAACCAGTGTTGATGTATACTTCTCTGCTAAGGATGATACACTGCCCGTTACAGTTCAACTTCGTGAGACTGATCTTGGAACACCAACTCAGAGAATCCTTGGTTATTCTGAAGTTGATGTAGAACCAGCAAATATCACGACTTCTGATGATGCAACAGTTGCAACCAGAATCAACTTTGAATCTCCTGTTTATCTTGCTGGTGGTAGAGAGTATGCACTGGTTCTGTTGTCACACTCAACAGAATACAGAGTTTGGATCTCTAGACTTGGTGAGTCTGATGTAAGAACTCTTGCTGCGGAGGCAGGTCAAGTTCTTGTTTCCTCTCAGAATCTGCTTGGTTCGCTGTTCAAGTCACAGAACGCTGCTGTCTGGACGCCAAGTCAGTATGAGGACCTCAAGTTTACCCTTAACAGAGCAGAGTTTGTTGCAAATGGTTCTGTTCAGTTCTTCAACCCACAACTCCCAACTGACCTGGAGAGAATCACACCTAATGGTGTCACAATCACTCCAAGAAACATTAGAGTTGGTCTTGGCACAACTCTTCAGGATGCTGGTCTAGCATTTGGCAACACTATCCTTCAGGAAGGAACAGACGGAACTGGTTCACTGGTAGGTTATGGTGGTTCTGCAACTGGAACCATGACAATCACCAATGCTGGTATTGGTTTCACACCTGCCTCAGGAACCTTCTCGTACACTGGTGTTGCTCTTACAAGTGTCACTGGTAGTGGTCTGAATGCTACTGCAAGTATCTTGATTGAGGATGGTGTTGCTATTGGCGCAACAATCACTGAAGGTGGAAAGGGTTATTCTGTCGGTGATGTTCTGACACCAATCACAGTTGGAACTGAGGGTCTTGGATCTGGAATGAGACTTTCTGTTGCTGGAATCTCTGGCAACAATGAATTGATCATTGAAGAAGTTCAAGGCAGATTTGGTACTTCAGCAGGTCAGTTCCTCAAGTATGTCAACAACAGTGGAGTCACAACAACACTCAATTTTTCTGTTGGGGGTAATGTTGTTCCACAGTCCCCAATCAGAATTAATTCTGATGGTCTGCATCTTAAGATCTTCCAGAGAAATCATGGCATGTATCAGAATACAAACCTGGTCACTCTGAAGGGCATTCAGTCAGATCAAACGCCAACCACTCTGAGTTCTCCATACAATAGCAGTGCTACAGGTGATATTTCTATTGCAACAACATCTATCTTCGGAACGTTTGAAAATGTAAGTGTCGCATCTACAAATCCTGGTTATGCCAAGATTGGTAGTGAGATCATCAGATACACTGGCGTTGGTGCTGGTTCACTTACAGGGATCACAAGAGGCATTGATAATACTCTGGTTGAGAATCATACATCTAGTGACCTGGTTTACAAGTATGAACTTGATGGTGTATCACTCAGAAGAATTAACACTGAGCACAATCTGAATGAAGTAACTGTTTCTAACCCAATCACTCTTGATTCTTATCATGTCAAGATTGATATGTCAGACACTGATAATGGAACAGATAGATCTTCTTCACAGACCGCATTCCCAGAACTGCACTTTAACACTGCTAAGACTGCTGGTGTACCAAATCCTAAGGGAACCTACAACCTGCCATTTGATCTGATTATCCCCAATGTCAGAACCACAACCCCAACAGGCGTAACTCTGAGTGCTTCTGTAAGAACCGTAACTGGTTCAAGCATCAATGGAACAGAAAGTTCCTTCGTTGATAAAGGTTTCCAATCAGTTGCTCTTAATCAGAAGAACTACTTTGATTCTGCAAGAGTTGTTGCTTCTCAAGTCAATGAGAACAATTATACTACTACACTGCCTGGTAACAAATCATTTACTATGAATATGAATCTTGCAACTGGTGATTCTAAGTTGAGTCCTGCAATTGATCTGAACAACAGCGCGGTCATCTTTACCTCAAACAGAACAAACCAACCTGTCACTAACTACGCAACCAACCTGCAAGTTAACACTGTAACAGAAGATCCAAATAGATTTGTCTATGTAACCAAGAATATTATTCTTAAAAATCCTGCTTCTTCTCTGCAAGTTCTTCTTGATGGATATGTAAGCACATATAATGATGTAAGAGTCTTCTACGCGCTGAATCAAGAAACTGATGTAGATGAGACAGTATTTGTTCCCTTCCCAGGTTATGCTAACCTTGATGCAAGTGGTCAAGTAATCAACCCTGCAAATAATGATGGTTCACCTGACACCTATGTCGCAAAGACTGATCAGTATCAACCAGATCCATCATTGAATCTCTTTACTGATTATAAGTTCAGCGCAGAAAAATTGGCACCATTTACATCATTTAGAATCAAAATCATTGGAACTTCTACAAACTCTGCAATTGTTCCACAATTCAGAAATCTCAGAGCAATTGCTTTCGCTTGATATGACTCTTATCCCAGTTAAAGGAAAGGACGGTTTTTACAGAGATAGCAACACAAATGCTATTGTCAACAAAAACCGTCTTGAGTTTGAATCTTATGTTTCTACCAGAAGCAAAATGAACTCTGAAAAAGAGAAGATTGAGAATATGGAAATTGAAATGGCAAACATCAAGAGTGATCTTGATGAAATAAAGCAACTGTTACGCAAGGCCCTTCAGAGTTGATAAATAGAAAAAAAGTTACATCATATAAATGGCGCAGCCTTCTACCAGACAAGAATTAATTGACTATTCCCTGAGACAGTTAGGTGCCCCTGTATTGGAAATCAACATTGCTGATGAGCAAATCAGTGACTTGGTTGATGACGCAATTCAGATGTATCAGCAGAGGCATTATGATGGTGTTACTCAGGTATATTTGAAGTATGCTATTACTCAAAACGATATTGATAGAGGAAAAGCAAGACCACCTGGTGCTGGTGGTCAGCAGGTAGGTATTGCTTCAACATCTGCCACTACAGATATTGTTGGAACTGCAACTACTTTCACTTACTACGAAAATAGTAATTATTTGCAAGTTCCTCCTGATATTATTGGCATTAACAAAGTATTTCAGTATGATGATGCGCAATCAGTAAGCTCATCTAATATGTTTAGTTTCAAGTATCAGTTGTTCTTGAATGATATTTAT